TTCCTTCAGGCGATCCAGCTCGTCCTTGAACAGCTTCAGGACGTTAGCTTTGTTGCCTGCCGTCAGGTCCGGCCCGCCGTCTTCGTCGAGTTCGTCGATCTGCTTCTTGAACTCGATCATCAGGAAGCGCTTCATCGAGGCAAACTTCTGCTCACGTTCGGCAACACCCGTGACGGCCACGTGGCGGTTCCATGCGGCCTTGAGCGAAACCTTCTCGTTGTCGATACGCGGCACCGTCGTGAGCAGCGCGTTCTTAAGCAGCGCCCCGAAGAGCACTTCGTTTTCGCCACCGGCTTCGATCCACGGACGGTAGACGCACTCGTTGACGATCACAGTCTTGCCGCCCTGCCAGCGCACGAGGATCTGCGCCTTCTTGATCTTGGCCCAGTTCTCCAGTTCACGCGAGAGTTGACCAGCAGCTTGATCGCGGTACTCGGCGATCAGGGCCTTGAAGGCCGGCAGGCTCATCGTGATGCCTTCGATCGGGTCTTCGGCGAGCTTGCGCGCGATCAGGAAAATCGCGAGCGAGTAGTCGAGCCCTTCTTCCTTGCAGGTGACGAACGAGCGGAACGTGTCGGTGGACTCGTTGTGGAAGCTGCGGAACACGTCTTCCCACAGCGCGAGCAGCCACGTGTCGCCCTTCTCGGCCAGCCACTTGGCAACGTCACCGTCGAAGCCTGCCGCGCCGACCTTCATCACGTCGCGAATTTCTTCGGCCGTGAGTTGCGGGCACTTCATGGTCATCGCCGGATTGGCGAGCGGTGCCGCTTCGTAGCGCTCGATCAGGTTCACGAACGCGCCGTTCTTCATGGGGGTGGGCAGATCGAAGATCTTCACTTCCATGCCGAGCAGCTCCGACGCTTGGAGCGACTCCAGCCGTTTGGCGACCGTGTCGTGCAGCTCCATGATCGCGGGCTTGGCGCGGTTGCGCACCAGTTGCAGGTGCGTTTGCACAGCCTTCACGCCAACTTCAACCAGCTGGTCGAGTACGAGGTCGTGATCGGACACGCCGGTGTGTGCATCCTTGCCGTTGGCGACAAAGACGATGTCGTCCATCACCGGACGATACACGCCCGTGGCATTCGGGTCGGGGCGCGTGAATTGCGGATTGCTGCGCGTGGCCTGCACGAGCATGGCGAGCGGCGAATTCGGGACGGGTTCGACCTTCACGCCGGAACGATCCAGCAGCTCGGTCAAAGCCAGCGACGCTTCGAGAGATTGGACGGTCAGCATGGCTTACTTCTCCAGGTAGCGGTCGAGCGCAGACTGGAACTTAGCCTGGGCGAGGGTAAAGAGGGTGGAACGCATGAGGGGCGAGCCGTCGAAGGAATCGGCGATCTCGTTCCCAACCACGCCCTTGACGATGTGGCCGACCAGTTCGCTGCCATTGGCCAGCGTCACCAGCGTGCGTTCAGATTGACGGCTTTTCATAGCTTTCCTGTTTCCTGAACTGATGGAAAATAAGAAGTGCCAGAGGTCCGAAGACCCCCGGCGACTTCTCGACTTAAGACTTGTACGCCTTCACTGCGCGTTCTCCAGCCAAGCGCAGCAAAGTGGTGGTCGTACCGATGATCTCGGGAGAGGACACAATCCGGTCGAAGATCGACTTCTGTCCGAAGATGGCTTCAACGGGGAGCCCGCTTTCGGTGGTGACTTCGTGTTCCAGCACCTTACCGAACACCGTCTTCATCTGATTGCCAAACACCCCCTTGTCGCCCACACCAGCAGCTACGTCAGAGGTGATGTAAATCTTGATGGCGACGGTATCCAGGTTCAGCGCGTCACCGTCGCTGCGGAAACTCTCGTCGACCTGTCCGTTCATGGCAGTTCGCCCAATCGCGCGATAACGAGCCATCATCTCGCGATCCGAAGCGTTGGCCAACGAACGCAGGCTCTCGGACATGTCCTGCTTCTCTCCGTGATAGAACACCTCGATGCGCTCCACAATCCCGGCAGCTTTCGCCAGTGGCGTCTGTGCTTGCAGCACACGGAGCGTATCCAAGGACTCCTCATCGAAGAGGTCGTTCTTCGCAGTGGTTGCGTCTTCAATTACGCATAAAATATCTCCCGATTCCACGGCCTGACCGACCTTCACCAGCTTGGACACCGACTGCTGGAAGTCCAGAATGATGGTGCGGGTCTTGGTCGTTTTCGCTTTGAGCAGCTCAGCGGCTTTTTTGCTGATCGCTGAGGAGTCCTCCAGCGTGAGTGTCGATTCCATCAACGCCACCCGCACCGTGACCCCCGCTTTCCAAACCACCTGATTCGGATTGAGCGTGTCCTGCTCGAAAAAGCCTTCGTTGTAACTGAGCAGATCACCCGCCTTAAACTTCTGGCCGAGTTTCACTGCTGCACGCACGTCGTGCGGAATGGTTGCCCCTTCCGCATTACCGTAACGACGTCCCAGCTCGATCCCCTTCTTCTCGCCGTCGTCGTATTCGACCACCATGCCTTTTTCGTCCAGCGAAATTACCTTACCAGGCTTTTTCGCCGTAAAAGCAAAGAGGTCGCTTGTGCGGTGCGCAACGACCTGTTCATATCCCGTACGAACGGCGTTGGCGTGATACCCGGCACAGGCCACACCATGCCCGTGCTGAATGCCGATGAAGTTGACGCGCTTGGGGTCGTCTCGGTCCGCTGCGACGGAGACCAAGGCTGACGTGGAGAGTAAAGCTGTAGCACCAGTTTTGCCGATTTCATAGCGTTTGCTCACTCCTCGCAAAGACACGAACTGCGGATCTGCACTGGTGTACGTGTTCACGGCCACGTCCGAGCTATCCACGGTCGACTCCGAAATGGTCCCCATGTCGTTCACATCGTACGCACGGGTATGCTTCGTCATCGAACGCGAGTTGCGGCCACCCACACCAGAGTACGTCACCGCCTCTTGCTGCTTGAGGTTCTCAATCGGGTTGATGTCCTTGACCTGGGCTTTACTCGGATCTTCCGAGATGTTGGTCCAGATCGCAAACGGATGCAAATCGATCGGTTGCTTCGACTTGCCCGCCCGCCCATTGTGCATGCGGATGGCTTTCACCAGTTCCGAATACACCGCCCCTGCCAGCCGCTCATAACCCTTGATGCGCATGTAGCTCGCATCCAGTTCCCGGGGATGTTGATCCGAGAGCAGCAATTCAGCGGCCCGGATGAGCAGCGGTTGCAACTCAGTCGGCTCCTTCATCTCCACGAGCAGCTCGCGGGTGATCGGGTCAATAAAGAGCTGACCCAGCAAATCGATCTCGCGCAGATAGCGCGCCGACGCCCCACCGGACTCCAGCACGTTCAGATACACGCCACGCTTGTCGAACTCGTAGACGCTGTACTGCTTGATCGAGCGATGGTACTCGTTAAAGCCTGCCAGAATCAGCGAGGCAAAGCGATCGGTCTTTTTGAAGACCAGTGTCTCGTCAGCAAACACGAGCGAGTACTCATCGGCCAGCAATCCTACCCGCTTCCCAGCGGGCACCCGGCGCACTTCAGCGTTGACAAACTCGATGAGCTTATCGAGCCCCATCTCGTAACCCAGCACCACCCCGAGCGGAATGTTGCGCCCCAGCACCTTCATCTCTGCGAAGTCCACCGGTGCCTTAAAGCTATCGGCACCAATCAGCACTTCGAAGTCAGGCAGCACGAACGGCTTGGCGTTGACTTGCATCACCACCAGCGCACCGGTCTTGCTCATCACCACCGGAGCTTTCTTGTCGGTCACCCCCACCACGATCGCGCCGTCTTTTTCCAACGACTTGACCAACTCTTTCCCGAAGAGGGCTTCACGTTTGGTGTGGTCAAAGTTCAGCGTGAGCGATGTCTTCGACAACATGTCCAGTGGCGTGCCCTTTAGGTGCACGAGGTTCACGTGGAACGAACGAAACCCCTGCGCCAGAATCGAATACATGCGGGGCTGCTCAAACTCGTTGTCAAACACGTTGGCCGGTTGCAGACCCGTGATGTTGATCTTGGTCTCGTCGAGCCCAATCGCCATAACCTGATTGCGTAACCAGTTACCATAGTCGTTCACCTTCTTTTCCGACCGACTGATAAAGAGTTTGCCGTAGTAGGAAGTGAGCGCCACGATGTCCGGTGCAATCTTGCGCAGCGGCATGTCGCCCTTTTGCTTACGCATCCGGTAGCGTACGCCGTTGCTCACGTACACGCCATCTTCCTGTACTGCCGGCAGCTTCCAGCGCAGCGTCGAAGGAGCCCCCTCGATCGGCACCACCCGTGCCGTGTAGATGTCGTAGTCGCCCATCACGGATTCGACATGTTCGACTTCGTACTCGGTCACGCAGATGCCCGCGTTCTGGATGTTCATCACCATCGCCGCCACATCCTTGGGCAACACATCCTTGATGTACTTCGAATCAAAGACATGCAAGCTCGAATGGAGCATGGTCTTATCCAGAATCGTCGGCTGATCCGGGATAGCTGGAGACGCAATCTTAACCGTTTCCGGTTCGATCTTGATGAAGTCCTTAAGCGAGCCCTTGCCATCGGGCGCAGCAATGCTCTCGTGCTTCTTGGCAAGTTCCTGATACCGCTTGGCTTCGCCCGCCGAGAGCATGCCTTGCTCGGTCAGGCGCGCCACGACCTTGTGCACCCCGGCCGTATAGTCGTGCTCAACCGGGTGGTTTTCCACCTGCGGCGTCGCAAGCGTCTTCAGCTCCTTTTGCTGCTTGGGTACCACCACCGGTTTCTTCGCGGGCGTCGCCCCCATCACGAGTTGGCCCTGACCCTCGTCTTCGAGAATCTCACCCATCTCTTGTTCGCGCTTTTCCGCCACAGCTTTGGAGATACGCTCCAGCTCTTGCAGGTTTGCGTTCAGGCGTGCTTCTTGTTCCGGCGTGAGGAACGTCGTCTTGACATCAATGGTGTCGTCGTGGTCCTGGTTGAGGATGTCCTCATCTGACTTGACAGGCAGCGACCCCACTTCCGTCTTGAGCACAGTCGTCCCGGTTTGCGGGTTGACCGACGGCAACGACTTCGACTGGGTGGTGATGCTGTCCTCGTGGCTGCCGTCACCACCAGGGGAGGGTGCTTCGCCACCCGATGCTTTTTTTGCATCGGCGTCCAGTCCCATGACTTTGCCATCGACCGAACGGGCTTGGAACAGCATCATCAGCATGTGCAAGAAGCGCCGTTGCAGCTGATGGGCGTCAATCCCATCGTCCTTCGCTCCCGGCTCTTGCTTCAGCTCTTCCTTGGTGGCTTTGCGCCACTCGTCGAGCAAACCGAGGTTCACGAGCACCCAGCGACCCGTTTCTTCGAAGATGATGTTGACCTTGTGCAGCTTGTCATCCGGAATCTTGGCCAGGAGCGACTGTTGACGAAAATCCCCCAGCCACTTCCACACTTCCAGAATGAACCACGCATTGGGCTCGTGCAGGTGCTTCATCGAGTTCTGCACAAACTTTGCTTGCGCCATCTTCAAATCGCTCATGGCCGGCAACACTGTCGGCAGACCGAATTTGATGAACTGGTGGCGCACCGATTCATCTGCAAGCTGGGCGATCTTGTCCCACACCGCGACTTGCTGGTTGTACCACGCGAAGTACGGGGAGAGAATCTGGCGCGAATACTTCAGACCCGCTGCAATGAAGCCGTAGTTCACCACCGCGAGCGTTTGCGCCTGGTTCTCGTAGGGCGTGAAGTCCTTGACGAGCTTGTAGCGGTGGTTGCGTGTGTGGTACGTGCGCAGGTGCGGTTGCATCTGGATTTGTTGCCGACGAGGCATGCCCAGCATCGAAGGCGTGCTCACCACGTGCTCCATCATGATCGGCTTGGTGATATGGCGGAACAGATACTCGTTACTCGACGGCGCTTGGTCGGTGAGCGAATTGGAGCCGAGGTAGTGGTAAATCGAAGATTGCGGCAGCTCCAGCAGCATCGTGCTCGGCATCACCGGAGCCATCAGCTTGTCAATTTTGCGAATGCCGAACTTCCGGTAATACGCATCGTAGAACATCAACATGATCAATCGCCTGTCAGATTGTGCAACACGAGTTGCACGGTTGCAACGTTGGTGGTCGAGAGGAAGCGCCCCGACGTATCCACGTAGGCACGTCGGGAGGCGAGGAAGTTATCCACTTCCTTGATCGACTCGTCCGAGTAGAGGGCGTTGCCCGAACAGGTGTCGCCGTCAAAGTCTGCACCCAGACGCTCCAGCTTCGCGGAGTGCGGAATGAGTGAGTTGACAAAGGCGCCACCTCGAATCGGGAACTGGTACGCGGTATGGGTTTCTGCCAGCGGTTCCCAGGTGGGACCCAGCTCGCGGCGCACTTCAACCTGAATGGTCGTCTTGCAGAACACCTTGGACGGGTAGATCGACCCCATGCCAGTCACCGGGTAGCGCGTCACAAAGAGCGGATACTGGTTCAGGTTCATGTAGGTCGACAGGTACAGCAGCTCGCAGAACGTAATCGGTGTCACGTCCTTGGCGTCACGCCCTGCCGGTACTTCACCGATGTCCTGAATCAGCTTGAAGGTGCCGTCCGGGCCCTTGTAGACGAGCCCGAGGTAGTACCCATCGATTTCGACATAGCGGTGCCGGATGTCTTCCTGCGAAAACGCTGCAATCACCTTCGAGAGCCCTTCGTCGGTCTGCCACTGATCAAAGTAGCCGGGCTTGAGCGTCACCGACTCCATCTTCAGCGTCTTCTTGTTGACGAGGTATGCCGGCTGATCCGGGTTGATGAAGACCTTCGAGAGGAACCCCGTGCGCAGTAGATAGAGCGCCACCGGCAAAATCGCCTTCAAGGTCTGGTACAGACCAATGCCGGTGCTGTTAAAGTCGATGGTGCCCGGCGCACCCAGATAGGGTACCGAGGTGTCCATCGCCGTAATCACGTTACGTGTGCCGTTGAAGATCCGGCGCGCCGTCCAGCGGTTCTGGATCAGCTTGCGCTTGCCCTGGATCATGTCCTCCAGCATGTTGTAAATCGCATTGAAGGTCTGCTGCAACTGCCAGCGGGCATTGTTGATCGTCTCGGGGTTCTGACGCACTGCGCTGTCGTTGATGGTGTTGGACACCGCCAACAGTTTGCGGTACAGCGTGTTGATCTCGTCTTCTTGCGGCCGACCATCGGCCCCCATCTCCATGTCGCGCAACCCAGCGGGTAGCACCAGTACCTTGCTTGTCAACGCGTTGGGCAGGTACTTGGTTACCAGCTTGATGTTGTGCTCGCGCGAGGTGGACTTGGTTTCCGTGAACTTGATCTTCTTCAGGTTCTGGATAAAGAACGCATAACCGGTTTTGCCGTGCACGGCGTCCGAGCGCACGAAGTCCGCACTACCTTCGTCAAAGAGCGCATATTCCGTCCCGGCCATGATGCCGAGATAGAGTTGTTTGAGATCGCCCAACGCGCGAAAGAGGATCGGGTGAATGATGGGGACTTTACAGTCGATGTAGGAGAACTGGCGGTTGCGCCGCTCCTCCCCAACTCGACCGAAAATTGACACCGAGAACAAACCGTCTTCGTGAAAGTTCGTTCCCGTTCCGTCGAAGCTGTCCAGTGCCCGCACGGGCTTCATGCCCTGGAGCTTGCTGTCATTCAGCTCCAAAATCGTGACGTTAAAGGGGATTGCTAAGTTTCCCATGGGAATCTACCTTCCAAGACGTGAAAACTATGAGGGGGTAACTGTTATACCCGCACCAAATTTGGAGCCACTCAATGGCAAAGACGAAAAAGTTCGAGACGTTGGATGAGTTCGGTTTCGAGTCCGACCTGAATATGCCGGACTTCGATTTCCAACCCGATAAGCCGGAGAAAAAGAGCAGCCGTAAAGCCGCTCTGGATCTGGGCAAAGCCGCCATTAAAGGCGCTGGATCGGGTCTGAAGGATGAGATGTTCATCCGTCGAACCATCAAGTCTACGCTGCCGAGAGGCTATGGATCAGCCCTCGACCTCGCAGACGAAGCGACCAGTACGCTTAAGAGTCTATACAATGATTCGGTGAAAGAAGTCAAGCCGATGATCAATGACTTGCAGCGTGTTACTAAAAAGATTCAGCCATCCATTGATAAATATCTCCCAAGTGGCATCTCTAAGCGTCTGGCGAAATTCGCCGCTGGCGCAGATCGGGCTGCTCAGGAGGCAATGGATGCCGAGGCTGCACGGGAAGCCTCGCTGCAAGCCCAACTCGCAGAAGTCTTTCAGCATCAGATCAAGTCGCAGGCGCAGCGCGATGCTACGGAAGATGCGCGTAGCCGGATTCGTGAAGGGATTGACCAGACCCGTCACAAGGACAGCATGGGTCAGCTGGCCGCGATTCGGATCGCCACCCAGCAGCTCGCCGCCTACCAAAACAACATCGGCGTGAACTTCCAGCGCAAGTCGCTGGAGCTGCAATACCGCAGTTTCTTTATCGCTCGGGATATGCTCGAAGAGGTGAAGAAGCAAGGTGCGGTGCAGATGACCGCCTTCGAAAAGCTCGTGCGCAACACGGGTCTGCCGGACTACGTCAAGATGACGGAGGCCGAGAATATCAAGCAGATCATGCGCAACAAGTTTATCGATCAGCTTGATAACAGCATCTTTGCTGGCCGGCGTGAATTCCTCCAGAAGTTTGGCCAAGGTGTGCGCAAGGCGGTCGGTCAGCGGGTGTCCGATTTTGCCCAGAACTTCCGCTATGGGTTGGATTCGGCGGAAAACGTCACCGACGCTCTGCAAATGCAAAAAGAGTTTGCAGAGATGGGGATCGACACGGGTGGCGCAGGTGGTATGGCAGCCGGCATCGGCGGCTCCATCGTTGCGCAGTCGCTTGCTGCGCGACTCGGGAAGCGAGCGAAGAAGGAGTTTGTCACGCGCTTTCCGAAAGCCGCTGAACGTGGTCGTCGCATCGGCAACAAAATCACCTACAACGTCAACAACCTGCCCAGCAATGCGCAGCGTTGGGCCGAAGGCTTTGAGGATCTGCCGGGTGTACCGCGTGTTATTTCGGACTTCATCCGGGACACGATCCTGAATATGCCGGGGCAAGACCGGACGCTGGAGCGTGACAGTCTGAAGGACATGCAAAAGCCGGCGCCGTTTAGTCGGCAAGTCTCCAAGAGCATCACGGAGATCATCCCGGGTTACCTTGCCCGCATTCTGCGCGAGATCTCGATCCTGCGCACCGGCAATGAAGCGACGCCGCTCGTGCAGTACGACTTCCTGTCCAACAAGTTCTCGACCAAAGCCGATGTGGCGAAAAACGCCTTCAATTCGGTGATTGACAAGTCGGGTTCGAAATGGCTGGGCGAAGACCTTGACAAGTTGATCGACCACATCGAGGGTGACGAGAAGAAGCTCACGGCAGAACAGCGCCAGGCTTTGAAGCGTCAGCTCCTGATGGACAACCTGCGCAAGCGTGGCGGGCGCGTTGAGCCGTACATGGATTACCTGTCCTACACGGACAAGGAAGCCCGTAAGCACGCCGATGTGTTTTCACAACTCTTCCAAGAGCGCTTCCAGAGTGATCCAGAGCATGCGAATCGCGTCAAGTTCAGCGACTTGCACAACCCGATCGGTAGCAACATCCGGGTGGCGAAAGCTGCGATCCAAGACATGCAAAATGCAGGGATGCAAGAGTTCCTGCAAGAAGCAGGTCTGGTCGATGCGTACGGCAACATCAACGAGGAAAAGATCTACGAGTACCATCTGGATCCGAACTCGGCCAATGTGCATCCGGCTGCCAAGCAGGTGTTGCGCCGTGCGTCACGCCGGCGCGGTGAAAGCCGTCCGACCGGAGCGCAGTCGTGGCGCTTTGCACCTTCGTCAGCGCCGATGATGTCGACGGTGCCGTGGCAGTCTGCTGCGGAACATCCGAAGGTGGAACCAGAACTGGCGCGTCACCCGCAAGCGCAGCAGTTTGACTCGTCGGGGGTGATTGCCGCCATCGAGAAGCACAGCAGTGTCAGCTTGCTGGATAAGGCGAATGAAACGCTCTTGCGCATCGAAGACGAATTGAAGAAGGGTCTCATCGTCTACGGCGGTGGGGACATCGATCCGTCGATGATGCCGCCGGGCGGTCCGCAAGGTCCGCGTGGTCCGGGCGGCCGTAAGTGGTTCGATCGTACGTTGCGTGAACACTGGGGGCGTGCGAAGGACCAGTCCAAGAGCTTTGGGCGACGGGCGCTGGACTGGTGGAAAGAGCCGGGCTGGGGTTCGAAGCAGTGGAACCGGCGTTCTGAACTCTGGCAAGGTGCCAAGGATAAGGTCAGTGGCTGGTACAAGCAGGCCAAGGACAAGATCCAAGAGATGACCGATGTCTACGTGAAGGGTGAGGCGATGCCTCGCTTGACCGCGTGGGGGATGAAAGCTGGTAAGTACCGCGACGCTGTCACGGGACAAGTCATCAAGTCCTACAAGGACATCAAGGGCGCGGTCGTCGATGAGAACGGTAACGTTGTGCTGACGCTGGAGCAGGCGAAGGATGCCTTCTCGCGCACCACGGTCGGTAAGAAGATCGTGGAGATTGGCAAGTGGATTAAGGATAAGGCCATCCAAGGCTTTAAACTGTCCCAGTCGGTCTACGGCATGGCGTGGAACACGGCCAAGGAGTACGCGCAAAAGGGCATGGACTATCTGAACGCTCAAGACGTCTACGTCAAGGGCGAGTACGAGAGTCCCGTGCTCCAAGCGACGGTGATGCGGGCGAAGGGTTACAAGTCGCAAGCACGACCGGATAAGTACATTCTGTCGCCAGCTGACATCGATGGTGCGGTGATTAACCTGCAAGGCGATGTGGTGCTCTCCAACGACCAGATCAAACAAGGTCTGGTGGACAAGCACGGTCGTCCGCTCGTCTCCGGTAAGCTGCGCTTGTTGCAGCTCGGCAAAGACACCATTCAGTACGCCATCAACAAGGTGCAGAATGGTTTCCGGATGGCCAAGGACTGGCTCTCGGGTAAGTGGCGGGGTTTCGCTGACTGGTTCAAGGTCGACGGTATCGCGTTCTCCGGTGGCAAAACCATCATCGAGCGCCTGACGGAAATCCGTGACATTTTGGATACCCGCTTGCCGGGTCGCAAGAAGAAAGTGCTCGGAGACGTCGATGGTGACGGTATCCGGGAAGGCAGCTACGAAGACAAGAAGCGCAAGGGGCAGTTGCACAACGTGATCGGCGGGGCGGCCGATGCCGCGAAGGATGCGGCAGCGAAGCTCAAAGGTCACGGTGAGTCCCTGTACGGCTTCTTGGGTGGTAAAGCCATGGGGTTGCTGGGTTGGCTTAAGAACCGCAAGAAGGGAGCAGCTGGTGAAGCCGGAGAAGAGGGTGGCAGTACTGCATCCAACGCTCTGACTGCACTGGACATCGCTTCTAACTTGGGTCTGGGTAAACTCGGACGACTGGGTTGGCGTGGTCTGAAAGGACTGGGTCGTCTTGGCTTGCGTGGGGTGCGCGGTGCGGCAGGTCTGGCTGGTCGCGGCGTAGCTGCGGCGGGTGGGTTGGCCGGTGCTGGCGCTGCCGGTGCTGGAGGAGCGGCTGAGATCGCAGCGGCAGCGCAAGCCGCAGGTGTGCCGGCTGGTGAAGCGGCGGCACTGGCGGCCGATGCTGTCGCTGGTGGTTCGGCTGGCCTGGGGCTGCTCGCTAAGCTCAAGTCGTTGGGCTGGCGTGGTTTGGGTGGGCGTGCCATGTCGACCGTGGCCACTGGTGGTCGGTTGGGTCTCGGTGCTTTGCGCGCCGGGGGTGCAGCCATGACCGCTGCACAGACCGCAGGTGCGCGTGGACTGGGCAGTCTTGCCTGGCAAGGGCTGAAGGGTGGTGCAAGCCTGCTCGGTCGGGGTGCCATGGCAGCGGGTCGCTTTGCGGTGCCAGCCTTGGCTGAAAGCACGGTGGCGGGTGCGGCGGGCTTGGGCAGTGGCTTGCTCTCGGCTGGTGCGGGCGCACTGAACCTCGGCCTGACTGGTGTGGGGATGTTGGGTGAAGGATTGCTCGGTTTGGGTGGAGCAGTTGTCGGGGCAGTGGGCTGGCCGGTGCTGTTGGCCGGTGCTGGTTTGGCTGCACTCGGCTACGGGGCGTACAAGCTGTATCAGTACTCGCAACGTAAGTCACTTACGCCACTCTCGAAGCTGCGCGTCATTCAGTACGGCTTTGCCCCGGATGATGACAGCCACGCCTCGGCCGTGTTCCAGCTGGAAGATGCACTGGAGAAGAACGTTGAGTTCAAGGGTGGTACTCCGGTGATTTCGACCAAGGGTCTGAAAGCTGAAGATCTGTTGGGACCGTTCGGGGTGGACCAGAAGGACAAGAAGGCGGTGGAGAACTGGACGGTGTGGTTCGTCAAGCGCTTCAAGCCGGTCTTTATTGTTCACATGGCGGCCCTGAAGAAGGTGCAACCGGACCTGAAACTTGCCCAAGTCGAAAAGCTCAAGCCGAGCCAGAAGAAGTCATTCGTTTCAATCGCGAAGTATCCGGGTGGTCCGTACACGGTGATGACCAGTCCGTTCTCGGGAGCTGATTTGCTCACCCAAGGACCGGATGAAGTCAAAGCCTACGCGGATAAGCTGGAGCAAGATATTGACGAGGAGGTGAAGAAGAACCCGGACGGTGACAAGAAGGATGAAAAGCCGGCCGCTAAAACCGTGGCGCAAGTCACGGCTGCTGCAACGGTGGCGCAGGCACTGGGTCGACCGAAGGACAGTCAATCGGCTGACTTCACGTCACTCAAGCAAGGGCAAGATGGATCGACTGGCACGGGTCTTTCCGCTGCTGGCGCAATGATTACCATGGCAGGCACGTTTGATGCCGGTAATCTGGTGTCGGGCACCAAGCTCGACGCCCTCTCGGCGATTCGCTTTAAGACCTACGGTCTGCGCGATATGAACATCACCCGAGTGAAGGCGCTCTTGCAGTTGGAGAATCTGGTTCAGAAGGACATCAAGCTCGATTCCAACAAAGTCGCTGCTTGGACGGGCAATCTGCAAAAGGCGATTGCGGTCATGGGTCCGGCCTTCGGGATTTCGGATCCAAACAGTAATGAAGGCTACAGCTGGATTAACTGGTACCGTAACCGTTTCTTGCCGACATACCTGAACTACATCACGGCACTCGTGAAAGCCACTAACAAGGAGGATCCGAAGGCGGCGGTGCTGTCGCTTAAGCAGCAGGATTCGCTGGATGTGGCCGAAGCGATCCGCACGTCGCATGCGCCTAACGGCGCGGGTAGCGTCTGGTCGGTCACGGCTTCTCCGTGGCCGAACTACGATGTCAACACGGACGTTACCACGACAGATGAAAACGTCAACGGTCTGAAGACCTTGGCGGTGAAGACTGATCTGGACCAACAGCGTGCAGCTGAAGGTGCAGGGAAGACAGAAAAGGGCACAGGTCCGAACGCGAAGAGCGAATCGAACCCGAGCATGCTGAGCCGGGCTTGGAAGAGCCTGACAACGAATGCGGATGGTTCGAAGAACTGGTTGGGTCGGGCAGCCGACACGGTCAGTCAGACCTACGACAAAGTCACTACCGCAGTGGGTAATGCGTACGAAAGTGCGAAGACCACCATTGCGGGCAGTAAGGTTGGGAAAGCGATCTCCGCGAGCGCGAAAGTGATCAAGGAGAAGCTGTTGGCGGCGCTGAAGGCTGCTGGCATTTCCAGCCCGACTGAAGTGGCGATGTTCATGTCGCAGATGGATGTGGAGTCCGGTGGCTTTAAAGCGTTGAGTGAAAACCTCAACTACAAACCGGATCGCCTCGCCTCTGTCTTTCCGAAGTACTTCCGAGGTGCAGCTGACGCCGCGCAGGTCGCTGCTGGTGGACCGGAAGCCATCGCGAACCGGGTCTATGGTGGACGGATGGGCAACACCGATCCGGGTGACGGGTATCGTTACCGAGGGCGCGGTGTCATCCAGCTCACGGGTAAAGCCAATTACGAGCGCTACGGCAAACTGATTGGCGTTGACCTCGTCAACAACCCGGATCTGGCCGCTGATCCTGACATCGCAGCCAAGATTGCGATTGCCTACTGGAAGGACCGCAATGTCTCAGGCCCTGCACAACAGGGCGATGTCCGTGCCGTGACGTACAAGATCAACGGCGGTCAGAACGGACTGGCAGATCGCCAAGCCAAGTATCAAGAGTACTTGTCGCAGGCGAAGCTGGGGCAGCTCGGCGGAGGGGAACAGTTGACCTCCAACGATGCGGGAGCCAAGGGTCCGGGTGGTGCACCGGCACCGGGTGCAGCGCCTCCGGGCGCCGCTGCGGGTAGTACCGGTAACAATGGGTTGGATGCAGGCGCTCTGCCTAAGGCAGGAGCAGCTCCATCTGGTGGGGCCGGAACGATGCCACAAACGGCGTTCGATCAGGTCCAAGGGCCGGGCAAACCGGCGCTGCCGACTCCCAGTGCGGCTCCGGCCGCAGCAGGAGCAGGCGCTGCTGCGAAGCAGACGGATCCGTTCAGTGCGCCGGATCTGGGGCCGAGTGCGGCGATGGGTACGGGTTTCTCGCCTGCGGCGGCACGGCAAGCGACAGACCTTGGTTCGACGCGTCAGGCCCAGCAAAAGGCCCAGCAAGACGCGATGGGTGGAGTGGTGGATGTCCTCACCGCTTCGCACGGCGTGCAGGTCAACATGCTGGCGGCTTTGCAGACCATCGCCAAGGCCGTGACCGATGGCGCAGCACTGCAAGCGAAGTCCGCAAACGACAATTCATCGTCCAATGCGGATGCCGTGCGCAACGCGCGTCAAGCGTCCAAGATCCCGACTCCGATGGCGCAAAACCTCGTGAGTGTGGCTAAGCCGGTCTTTACCGCTTAATCGTGTGTAAGGAAGAGTACGGTTGCTCGTCCAGAGCCGTACTCTTCCACCCTTTTTCTGTTTATGCCGTTTTTGGAGTTCCAATGGTCAGCCCACTTCTGATTAAGGACGCGAACTGGGTTCGGCAGTCTTTTCTCGTCAAGTCCAGTGAACTGGAAGACGCATCGAGGGCCTTCCGAGTCTTCAGTACCGCCAGCATCAAGTTCCAAGACACCACCCCCGGCGGTAACTTCGCAATCAACCCACCTCCGCAATTCACGCGCACAGCTGACTTGCGCTCAGCGTCGCGTGTCGTCGGCGGTCCCGGCATGGGGCGCTACTACAGCGAAGCGATCGACGACAATTCGCAGATCATCTACATGCGCTTTGGTGTCCCAGCGTTTAACTCGCTGTGGACGTTCTTCACGGGTTTTTACAACACGGGCGCTGGTCAGCTGGCTCGTACCGGTCGTGCCACGGGGATTTTCTACAACCTCGGTAAAGCCGCCGGGTTCGTGGTCTCGGTCATGAACTGGCAGCTGCTCGCCGTGCACCTGTTGGGTGTGGGTCTGCGCTTTTTCTTGGACAAGCCGTCCTCGAAGTTCTACTACCTGAAACCGACCATGCCGCTGTACTGGAACGCGGTGCAGACGATGGTCAACCAGATTGCGGTGAACCGTGGTATTGTGCCGCGTCTGGGTGGTGGCTCGGGTACGGGCCCCGGTGGCCTGAATCTGGATAACGACTATCAGTGGGATGATGCTGCACGTAAGACGTTCCACGCTAACGCTCCGGACCTGTTTAACGCTGATGGCTCAATTGACGTCTATCGGCTGGCAACCCGCGCCATGCGGCTGGCGCACCGGCAGCACAAGGCACTGGAAGCGGCACTGAGTGACGGCATGATGGATCTGAATCAAGGGATCCAGAAAGTCATCTCCGAGTCGTACGACGACCAAAAGCCAGACTACCTGAGTTATCTCGCTCGCTTTGCCGGAGATAAGGACGGTAATGGGGCGACGATTCAAGCGCAACCGAATACGTCAGCCGGTAGCGGGCAAGATGGTGGCAGCTCCGCACCCGATACGAATGTCGAAGCCATTGTCGACAGCAGTACTTCCGACGATGGCTTCCTTTCGTTCCTCGACGCTGAACTGCGTGATGGCGGCGCTTTCGCAGGTTTCCGTGTCAACGCAACGGGCGCGGTCAGCGAATCGTTTTCGAATTCCGTCGCGGATTCGGAAATCGCTAACAAGATCAACTCGATGTCCAGTTCGTCGCGCTCCACCAACTTCGACTTTGCTGGCGGGAATGTGTCGGATGGGGTGGTCGGTAAAGTCGTGGGTGGCGTGCTCTCGGCCGCCAAGGACTTTGCTGCGGGTGTCGGAGAAGCCTTCAGTATTTCGGGACTGGCTGCGCTGGCGGGTGCTGCCTTCGTGGACATTCCCAAGCACTGGGAAAGCTCCTCGGCTTCGTTGCCGCGCGCATCGTACACCATCAATCTGGTGAGCCCGTACGGTAACTCGATGAGTCAGCTGATCAACATCCACATCCCGCTGGCCATGCTGCTTGCGGCAGTCCTGCCGCTTTCCACCGGCAAGCAGTCCTACACCTCGCCATTCATTTGCGAGCTGTACGACAAGGGGCGTTGTCAGACGCGTCTGGGGATCGTTGATTCGCTTTCCGTCACCCGTGGTACTGGCAACCTCGGCTTCACCAATGAAGGTCACGTCATGGCCGTCGATGTGACGTTCTCAGTGATGGATCTGTCGTCAGTTATGCACATGCCGATCTCGCAAGGGATCAACATGGCAGCCAAGATCGTTGCAGGTACCGCAGGCTTCGTGGCTGCGGGTCCAGTGGGCGCTGCTGCGGCCGTCGCAGTCGAAACGTTTGCTGAACCGACGTTCGATGACGATACGGTGTACTCGGACTACATGGCCGTCTTGGGTGGGATGGGCCTTGCGGATCAGATCTACGCATGGCCGAAGTACAAGCTGAACTTGACGCGGCAGATGACGAACTGGAATACGTGGTTCAGTTCGGCGCACTTTGCATCGTTCCTGGGTAACACACCACCGGGGCGACTCATCTCGATGTTCTACAAGAACGTAGGGGTCCGTTAAGGGCATAAAGCCGACTGGGGGCTCCCCAGTCGGCCCATATGCCGTTACGCCGGCAGGCGACCATCCAGAATGGCCTGTGCACGAATGGCATCCATCTCCGAGCGAGACGGCATTCGAGCAAAGGACGTTCCCGGCATGAGACTGGCCAGTTTGTCCAGTAGACCTGCCGATTGCGGGGTGGTGGTCCTCGGTTGACTCGACCCCGTCTTCACGACCGTTTGCGGAAATGAGTCGCTCAGATCGGAGAGCACCGTAGTCGGTCCATGCACAGCGGCCAGTGCGTAGTCTTTCTGCGGATCATCCTCCGGCAGTGACATCACTCCGTTCAGAACCACGCTTTGGAAGTCACTGCTGCCGCCTGTGATGCGTGACAGATCGGTGTAGGTACCACCACCGCGCGTACACTGATTCCATGTCGAGTTGACGCTGTTGTACGCATCCATCACCGCACTGAACGTCTTACTGTCGTTCATCGGGGCGGGGTTGGTGCCATTGGTGGTCGCGCGCTGAAACGCCGCTGCAAACTGGTCAATCGCGTGCGGATTCTGCAACGACAGACCATTGGGCTGCAAGGCACTGGCCATCGACTTGAGCGACGCGATGTCGCTGGACCCAATCACACTAGGCAAGGCGATGTTAGCCGCCTTGGTGAGGATCTCGATGTCATTGAGCCCTGCCGTGACCGCAGCATACGCGTTGGGAATCCCATAGCCTGATGCTTGCTTGACAATCCCACCGGCGATGTTGGCAATCGAGTCCTTGTCGATGATCCCAAGGGTCGAGGCACCGTTGGTGAAACTGGAAATCAGGTTGCCGACTTGGTACAGATTGCTGAAGTTGGTGGTCTGTACCTTGGTAGCAAAACCAGCCAACTGCACGGCAACCGGACCATAGTCCTTCAGACCGCCTAAAATGGTGCTCTGGACGTCCGGACCGAGTAGCTTGAAGGCAGAGGTGATCGCTGTGGACGAAGCCAGCAGGCGCGTCACTAGCGCGGTTGGATTGGACAGTGTCAAGGCCCCGTTCTTGATGCCGGTGACAATCGGCAAGAGCGAAGCCAAAGCCCGACCACCTTTGAGCACATCAGGGATGCTGATACCAAGATTGGTCAGCTGATCCTGAATGCTGTTGATGATGCTGCCTTTTTGCTTATAGACGTCAACGGCAGCGAGCTTGTCTTGCGGGCCCGTGACGAATGTCGGGTTCGCGAGCGGCGGGGCGCCCGGCATGGTGAACGGAGTATTCGACATGATCGAAGGCAAAAAAATAAAGAGGAGCCCGAAGGCTCCTCGTCTCGCTAACCGAACAAGACCTACTAGCCGATTAGCTGGTAGGACTCGTACGGAACGAATTTAAAGGGTTCGCCTGACTTGAACAACTCCCGAAGGCGTTCGAAGTCCGGCACCAGCCACGGGGCAGTCGGTGGGTTGATGAGCAACCCTTCCGGCCCGTAGGCAAAGTACTGCATGAACGGCAGCGTACTCTTCACCAGCAACTCGCGCAGGCGATCGTTCTCGACGATCTTCTGGTAATTGCCGTCCATGATGATTTCGCGAAAAGCGGTGCGACGGATCGTCTTGAGCTTCTTGCCGTACAGGTAAGCGGCTCGACCGACCAAGAGCCTGAGCTTATCATCCGGATGTTCCGCGCGGACGTAATGCCAGTACCCTTCCATACAATTGAACGACCCCAAATAGGGGTGGGTGAAGTGCGACTCGGTAAAGTGCGCCAGCAGCTGTCCGAGTTCGGTCTTTGCGTCGTTACCGATGTTGATGTGATCGACGCCGTCAGTCGTCGCACTGCGCGGTTTGACAGCGCCAGACCTCGCATTATTCGTCATCACGTTCATCCTCGTTTGCGTCTGCGTGGTTTGTTGCATCGGAATCTTGGGCCTCCGTATCTTCCTCGGGCTTACGGTACTCGGTAAGGGTCATTGAGGTGTAGTGATCGGTCTTCTTACCGTTGGAGTGATAGACACGAATCGCAATGTCGATCTTCCAAATCTTCAGAAACGCCAATCCCTTGCAGAAGACCTTCCACGTCATCTGCGGTTTCGAAAGAGCGGCTCCCAAATTCCCTCGCGCACTGGTCATGTCTTTCCGGTTGCGCGGAATGTGATTGCGTGGATCGTTGATGTAGTCGCGCATAAGCGCGCCAAAACGTTCCGGACCCACATTCAGATCCTTCATCAGTTGCCGAAACAATCGGGAGAGCAAACTCTTTGACCCGAATGTCCGACTCACGCCCTTATCGGGGCTCGTCAGTAGTTTAAAGAGGTCTTTGCCTGCCATCATTTTTCCTTTACGTTAGACGTTTCAGGATTGAATTGATACTGCGTATTAGTACTGCGATCGTTTAAAGAGCAGATTGCAGACCGTGCAGGTCTGTCAATGTATCGCGCAGTTGCGCGAAGAAGGGGTACAGCAAGCGACTGTTGCGGGCGTCGACCCCGATTTCCTCCTGTTCGAGTTGACCCGCCAAGAGTACCAGTTGCTCTACCTGGTCAAAGAATTTAAGCAATTCTTTCACACCAAGGTAGTAGCCGTCCGAAGAGATCATCCAGTGCTCGACCACTTGCGGGTTGTCGAGAAACGTCAGATGACTTTTCGGGATCAGCTGTTGCTGGTTAATCGAGAAAAGGATGACTTCCAGCGCATTCAGGTACTCTCCCAAATTGCTGTAGGGTGTCCTGATCTGCCATGTCGAGGATACACTGTGCGGGATGCCAAAGGCGAACTTGTCCTTGGAGAGCTTTTCCAAGAGCAGCTCACAATGCTTCCAGCCACGCTCCATCGGCACCTTGACGTCTTTCATCCCCTCGACAATCATCTGATTCGTCTTGGTTTCAACTCCTTTGAACAGCAAGCGCTTGACTGCCTCACCAGCCTTGCGTACTGCACTGAGCTTCATTAATCCTCCGGTAGTGAAAGACAAATTAAGGATACTCATTTGTAACCTCATTTCGATGATATGTAACTGAAGATTTCTTGAGGCTATCCATGGGCACTGTAACGAATGGAAACTTTGAGGTGGTCGACGACCGGCCATTGCCGCCGTCCGACACCGAAGTCCCGCCCCTTCCCAGCGAGGACAGCATATTGGCCTTCGTACATCATGAACGTACGAAGCTCGTGAAAGACATGTGTAAGCAAGGTATGCCGCAAGATCCGAAAGATCGGGTCGTGCTGCTCGCTGCGCTCAAAGACATGAGCACTGACGCACTGGGTCGTAAGAAGATCCAGAGCGATGAAAAGGTTGGGATGGGGCAAGCATCTGCACTTATCTCCAAACTTTTAACTGCAACCCCAAATGATGCGAAGCAAGGTATTCTTCCCGCAAACAGCGCTCCGCCGGAGTTAGGGCCAGAAGTCCCTCCACCAGAGCTGGTGGAAGGAGAAACTGACCAACACGCACCTCAGCAGTCGTACGAATCCTTCGTAGCGAAGTTCGGCCGGGAAGCCAAGTAACATCGCCAGATCACGGTTCTAGTTGAGCGCGCAGCTCGAACAGAACCACTCTCCATACGCCTTCCCCCGGGTATTGGGTGGAAGCGCGTATGGGGATGGTCTGCCTTATGCCGCCGTGTCTGATGAAGGACGTACGGAACTGCTGAAGTAAGCAACGTCTATGAGCGTCAGCCCGACAAGCGGGGAGCTTTGCATTTCAGCTGCTAGGAAGGGGTGCGGAGCATCTTTAGTCAGCCGTTCGAGTTCGTCGTCGCTCGGGCGCTTATGCGTGTATAGCTTGGGAGCGTACAGGAGAACCTCGGGAAGGCGCGTCGTGATGAATGCGTCCGTCTGGAGATTTAACCACGTCCACGGATCGTACATGAACATGGCACCGAAGGATGCCTTGCAATACTTTGGATCGAGTTTCTCAGGCGCTATGTCCACAAGGGACACCTTGGCGAGATTACGAATCCGGTGTGCAATCACCTTCACCATCATCTCTTTCTCAGCATCGCTGAGGGTGTAAGGATGGGTATTGACTTCTACTTCTACTGCATCAAGGTAAGGCCGTGCCAACGCTTGTCGACTCAGTTGGCCAATGATCTCAAGCAAGAACTTGAAAAGATTGGTGGCAACGGAATTCGCGAGCGTATTGGTGTCGCGACGATTATAGACACGGCGAAACTCCTCCATGTCAAACCCGTCAAATACGTCAATTTCCCTACTGTGGTACTTTCCGCTGGCCAACATTGCCTCAGTGGTCTCAGCCGAGATGAGGCCGCAGGTACCAAGTCGAGTATCGAGCAAACAATCCAGCTCGACCAAGAGCTTCTCGACTTTAATCGCTTGAGCTGCCATAAGCTCAAACCCCCGGTAAAACGAGAAAGCTACTGCATTTCGAATTCTACTCTTCAAAGACGCTAATGGGCTTCCAATTACCCTACTGTGCCCCACAACTTCCTTTCTGCTTCTTTTTTAGAGTAGCGCGGAGTGACCGATGTCCGGTCTGTTCTATTTCCCCCTGACTACATATCAGAGGGATTGTGCGTAATTTTCTACTTTTTCTCGGGTTTTCCCTCGACTTGAGGGGTGTACCACCCTTCCTGCACTCCCTTTTTCTTCCAGGCTTCGTATAGCTCAGCCATATCCTGCGGCGTGATGAGATAGAGCATCATCAGTGCCATCACCACCATCCAGCGGTTCGGAGTGAGGGTGTCGACCACATCCTGAAAGCTCGGCATGCGATCAAGAATTTCCTTGGGCAATGCCGCTGCCTCATGCTCCTTATCGAAGCCAATCCCCTGCGCCAGATTGTCGACGAGTTCCGCGTAGCGCTGCGACGAATTGCCAAAGCGCGCAAAGAACTGAAAGCTCACCGCGAGTGTGAATTCGCGAATGTCCGGATCGTCCATGAAACTGATGGCGCGATCCATGCCTTCGGTTGAGCCCGAGAACAGACGAGACGGAATCTCGCGGCGCACCAGCCCGAATGCAAAGTGCAAGATTTTCTGGTGCAGCGTCGGGCTGCTGTTGCTGAACACCGACAGAAAGGCTTGGTTAATCACCTCGCCTGCCTCGGCCATCTCCTGTGTACTCAGACCCATTGTTCTTCCTTACAAAGTGTTGCTCAAGTGCATTGCGGTGAGCAATGTCTTGAGAGATTTGGTCGACTCCACACCCGTGGACAGATGCTCGATCGATTTGAGCGAGACGGAACCCGTTTTGCTGATCGAATCGTTCATGGCATTGAACATGCCTCGATCACCGCCACGCGCCTTGATCATCTCGGTGATCGAGTGATCCAGACCTTGCGCGGCCATCACCTGCAACTCCGGGTAGGAGAGCTTGGAGCCCTTCGACTTGCCCGTGGGTTGGCCGGTGAGGTCATCGACCGACTTGTTGTCCTCCGGAATGGAGATCTTCTTGATCAAGTGCTGCGCCTGTCGGCGCAAGGGCAATTCAATGATCAAGTATGGAATCGGGGAGAGATAGGCGGGTGCCCCGTTTTCGGGCGGCATCCAGATCTTCTCGAAGAAGTTGTGGCCCCATTTTTTCGCAATGGCCAGATTGCGCGGCACCGTCAGCTTTTGCTTGCCGAAGTTCGGCGCAATCAGCGACAGACGGTTGGTGCCTTGTTCGAGACCCTTCATGAAGTCTTCGAACTCTTTGTCGCTCATCGCGGCAAAACGCGCTTTCCACAGCGCAGGGTTTTCCGAGCCCGGGAGGATTTCCTCCAAGTCGGCCAGAATTTGTGCTTCGGCAGCTTTACGATTGCCAGCCATTGAGAGTGCTCCTGGGATCGTTAATGGAATAAAGCCAACCGACCACCATAAGCCGAGTGTTTTGGCTTAATGGTGGTCGATTATGCCGGCACTTAGTGCTGCACCAGCGGCAGATTGTACTTCATCAGGCACGGCACGACCCCGTTGCGGAACGAATTGATCCAGTCTTCGACTTCGCCGTTTTCCAACAGGCAAAAGCGTGCGTCCAGTTGATCCGCTGCGTACGATGGGGGGACTGCTTCCGGGGGCACTTCGCCGAAGATCAGCTGCCATTGGCGGTTGATCAGAAAGCGCCGTACCTTCACGTCCGGTGACGTGAATGCGTGGGGATGCAGGCCAGCGAGCCAGAATTGGGGATTGGGGTGTCGAGCTTCAGCGAGGACAGCGGTGACCATCTCGACCAGGGAGGCCGGCTGTTCCTTGTGAACCTCACTTGCGATTGCTTGTGTGGCTTGTTGCATGATGTTACCTATCGAAAAATGAGCCGGGTGTGCCGGAAATGCCTGCCGTTTTAAGGCAAAGCCTCCCATATCAAGTATTTGTTACACTTGCTTAACTACGCTGCCACGGATATGGGGTCACGGCATGAGCGATGGCGCTGACCGTGCCAAGGAAGAACACGGTCAGCAGCAAGGTGCTTCCCTGCTGCTGATACAGGTACGCTTCATGTCCCATGGCGTAGGCTGACAGCAGCCAGAGAATGCGTTTCACTTCTGGTACTCCTTCTTGAGCGTCTTCTTGTCCGCTTCGAGCCAGAACGGATGGTACTCGCCCTTGCGCATGCGAAGCAGGTCCATCGACGAGAGGAACAACAATTCGTGTCGCGGGTCGTCGTTATCGAGCGTCCACCAACCTCGGGTCTTGCTGAGAATCATCTCCCAGTCATAACCCGCCGCTTTCAGATCATCGTAGAGTTGCTTGGGTGTACACAGCAACTCGTCCATGTTGTGCCAAAGCTCGCTCATCTGACACATCTCGGCGGTGATGTTCAGCGCTCGCACCAGACGCGGATCGGAATCGATCTTGCCGCGAATCGACGTGCGCGAGAGCTTCACATCCGGCAACAGATCCAGACTGTAATTCTGGAGGTTGCCATCGAACCCGTAGCGCTTGGCGGTAGCCGACGTGTCGCGCGGGTTTTCCTTGCGGTTACGCAGGTAGTGGAATTCGGTGAGCGAGGGCAGTACGCCTTCCGATTGCGAGATGACGATTTCTGTGCCCATACCTGACGGGCCGGACTTGCCGCGCAGCAGGCGAACGGTCACGACGTTCAAGTCGGTATCGTTCTTCATGTTGTCGTCCGAATCACGCGGATAGAGCGGCGTGCGCGCACTGTCGTCCGTTTTCAGCACGGCTGCGTTGTAGCACCACCAGCAGTTGTTCATGAGGAACGTGAACTTGGTCGGCGCACCCTTGATCTTCAGGTTGCCCGTCAAGTGCTGGAGCGCCTTCGGCGACGGATTGTGCGGATCCATCTCGATCTTCTCGCCCAAGTGCGCCGTCATCAGCGTGTAGTGGTACGCCGATTGCGCCAGCGGCGGGATCTCCATCAGGAAGCGGTTCTTTTGCTGACCCTGCTTCATGTACAGCGTGTTCGCCTTGGAGTCCCCGAGCGAGTTGTCGTCCTGCATCTTCACGACGTCAGCCGTAATGAATTCGGAGAACGAATCGATGGCACCAAAGGTCGGCACCGGGATCTGCATGAGCGAGCCGTCGCGTTCCAGAAACGGCGTGTTGCGCAAGATCTTTTCCTTGTTCTTGCGCTTGTTTTGCAGCCACTCCTTGAGCAGGTCGAACCACTCGTCGGCCAAGTGCTCGGCCTTGTCGGTCACCGTCATACGGCCTTGATCGACCAGATCTTCCATCTGGAGTTCGATGTAGCGCGTCATCAGCTGCTTCAAGCGACTGATGTGGACATTGATCTCGGTATCGTAGATGTTGGCGGTCGACAGCTCGCAAATGCGGATCATCGCAGTGATGATCATGTAGAGCATGAAGGTCGATTTGAACTGATTGCCAATACCGACGAAACCCGTCAGGTTGGCCAGTCCCCCGTTCAGGACCATCTCCCCATGGCGCCCTTCAAGGAACGTACCGGTGGGGATGTCCAGCAGCGCACCGATGTTGATCATTGCCTTGACCATCGGTGCCATATTGAAATTCGGACGAAGCAAATCCATTTGTTCTATACCCGTAGTAAATTGACGGCTTTTCTCAAAGCATGGAATCCTCCGGTACATTTTTATGTAGGATTCCAATCCCTGGATTCTTTTTCGCGAAGTGAGTATAATGAACTACACTCTGAAACACCAGCGCGATCTGGTCGCGCTCGAAGCGTTTAGTGTCCCGGATCTGTCGGGGTTGGTCCGCAAAGTCTTCCCGACTATCGAAGGCTCGCTCAAGGGCTTTCGCAACTTTTTCACGAGCCAGCCGGCCGTGGGTATGACGAGCAAGCAGTCCGAGTTCGTCAAGACCATCGAGAAGCAGCGTTACACGAACATCATGTCGCTGACGGCCTATGTGCCCGAAGGACTCAAGGTCACGTACCTCGAATACGCGCGTGCGCTCTTCCCGGCGGCCGACCACGCGGCTGGCTCGGTGAAGTTGCTCGACGACTACGCCCTGTTTCTGTCGCTGCTCGTCTCCGACAAGCTGGCGATTCACGACACGACCTCGCGCAACAAGGTCTTCGTCGAACTGGCAACGAAGCGCGAGCAGTTGCTCAAGGACATGGGGGCGTGCTTCGAGAAAGGCTCGACCCGCACCGATCGCAAGATCGAGGACGTGGTGCAGCGCAACGCAGACTGGCCCGAGGTGTTCAAGCACGTGGGTGACATCAGCACGGTCATGAACAAGATCGAGCGCAAGCACCTGAACAAGAAGATCGAAGAATGCACCGAACTACTGGAGCGCATCGGTCAGAAGATCGAGCGCGGTGAATTCGACAAGGTCTCGCCGGAAGTGATCCTCGACCTCTCCGACGGCGCCTACCAAGTGGCGAGCGAGCTGGAGTTTTACGCGGCGATGTACTACCGCACTCAAGCCCTTGCCACCGCAGTCGATCGCACGGTCGCGCACGTGAAGAAAGTGACGAGCGCCAATCCGTCGGTCAACAACGCCGACCCGGTACCGGTCTAACCAATCGGCGGCATAAAAGCAAATAGTTCCTCCTACTCACCTTCCCGGCTAGGGAGTAGTGGGTAGGAGGTTTATGCCGTCGGTAACGACACCCCATCAAACCGCCAAGATCTGGTGGTGGACGAGTAACTGCTTCACATCGCGCTCGATGTCTTCCTGGCGGCCGTAGCGCAACCATTTGGGCATGAAGGACACGATGTTGGTGGTGACGCGTTCGATTCGATCGGGCGTGAGTTGCCCTTCGAGAACGTTCTCGCCGCAGATTTCCGGCATCGTCTTGCCCTGCCAAATGGCGCGCGAGAGATGCACGGGGAGCTTCAAGGCTTCGTCCGTTGCAGACAAGGCCATGAGGTGGTTCAGCTTGCGAAGCGTTTCGCTATCGAAGTTGGGCTCACCCTTCACTCTTGCAGAGAAAGAGGCGAGGAACAACAAGCGTTTGGTGCGACGAGGAAGATAACGATCGAGGGACTCGATGAAAAAATCCCGTACAGCAGCCGAGGCTCGTGACATGGTGAAGACTCCAGTGCGACTGCGCCCAAAAGAATGTGCCTCCTTTTTCGTGGGCGCCGCTAGGTTCAGAAAGGTATCAGGATTGCACTACAGGTTTCAAGCACCTGATGTTCGAATACATACCTGCCCAGATGCCAATGGCATCGTCAACTTCGATGACAGTTGCGTGGCGGAAGCTAAATTCCGACTCCATCCACGTAATCAGGCTAACCTTCGGGTTTTTGCCCTCCAGCGCCTTCAGTCGATTTCGATCCAACAGGTCAATACCCAGAGTCAAAATGATCGACTCTTGGCAAAGTTCCCCCGAGGCTGCGTCTTTGTAATTGGCCATTACTTCGAGCGCAGCGAACCCGACCCGGTATTCCGCCTTCAGCTCCATCTTCACTGAAGTTTCCTTCTTACCGGTCTTGACTATTGTCTCATAAAGAATAGGTGTCAAGTCAGTAATTGCGAGCGACTCGTCCTGATTCTGAAACTGAGACAGCTTTTCACCCAGAAAACCGATGCACTCAACTGCACGGTAGGCGAGTTTGGGCGGACGCAACTCCCGCGTGATCGGTTCGTCGTTCAGGCCGTAAAGATCCAGTCGATACGGCTTTTGCTTGTCGAGTGCGTACTTGCCGTGCTCGAACACTTCCTGATAGACCGCCGGTCGATACAGCTGGTCCAGTTGCAGCACCATCAGGTTATCCGTACCATCGGCCAGCTCCGACTGGTATTCCATGACGCGCTCGACGACCTGATCCGGGTTCTTCAGCCGCACCAGCGAAAATGCACCATCGCTCATGCGCTTACCCAGCATGTCGTCATCTTTGCCGTGTTCACCGAGGTAGTACTCGCCCGGCACCATGTGTTCACGGCGGGTGTTGAAATACATGCGACGATGGCCAATAAAGGGATGTCGCTCGACATCGTTCTTCCAATAGCCATCGGCCGTGGTGCTATCGATCTGTGTGATCAGCTTGCGGTCTCGTGAGTACATCACACCGAGCGTCGCCTTGCGGTCTGCCAGCATGTTGCCGAGAATGTCGCTGTGGCCGCGCACCCAGTTAAATTCCACGGTCACGCCGCGCGCCCGTAACTTCTCGCATTCCTCGTCGAGCCGTCGCCAGTCTTCGACATTGGTGATCGGCTCACCCGTGCTGCGTTTCCAACCGTAACGCTTCCAGCCCGGCACCCAGTCGTTCATGCCCTTGCGGACATATTCCGAATCGGTGTAAATGCGCACGACCTGCACGTGATGCTCAAACGCATAGCGCAGACCGTTAAAGGCAGCAGACAGCTCAGCGACGTTATTCGTCGCTGCATCGCCGAAGCTACCATGTCCGTCGATGTAATTGATTGGCGTAACCGGCGGGTTCTCGGCTTCGCTTTTGAGCTGATAGCCGTACTCCGTCAGCACGTGGTCCGGATTACCCGAACCCTTCTTGGGTGCGTCCAGTCGATAGAGGTAGCCGTGCAAACCCCAACCTGCAAAACCAGGGTTCGGACGTGCACCACCGTCAGTCCACAGGCACAGGCCGTAGACTGCATCATCTTTCGGTTGCACGTTGTTTTGATCGCTCATTGTTCTGTCCTTTGGGGCAATAGTCACTACAGCATCTACTGACCCAGTGAATTCTGATGAGCATTCGAGAGGTACTCTTGACACGCCTTCAGATATTCCTGATGGGAGTCACGAATACGTTTCTTCATGTTGCTGATGTAAAGGCGCAGATCGGTGATTTGCTGGCGCGTGGCCCGATCAAACTCCTCGACATTGCCACCCGGCTCCAGTGCCTTCAATTCGTTATAGGGCAATTCAGGAACGGGGTCCAGATCAGGAAGACGGTAGATGGGGCAGGTGGGTGTGTCGCGCCCGGTGGCCGGTGGGTCGGCACCGAGTCGTGGGTCCCCAAACCCGCGCATTTTTTCACTACTCAGGGCAGCCTGTGCTATGGCGGCACCTGAGGCTTTGGCAGGAGCCCGACCGGGCATCCCAACAAGTGTGGAGTTGCTGATCTCGATGTGGTTAAACGACGACTGGCAAGAACCCAGTGTGATCGTTCCCACGAGAATCAGGGCGATGCGTGCGGTAACCATGGTTTTAGTGTCGGTACAAGTCTTTGGTATCGGGAGGATCCCAGCGATCGATCTCCTCCCGCGCCTTGATGTCGTCGAAACTTTTCTTCCATTCTTGGTACCGACGGATGGCTTCAGGCGAGTTGCCGTGAAGGTTCGGCGGTGGTTTATGAGTACGACGCGTTTCGTTTTTGGTGCTGCGAGGCGCAGCCGGATGCTTAGGCGGGCCGCCGCTGTAATACGACGGCGGCTCAGGCGGAACATCCGTGACGACAGCATCGGCTCCACCCTGATGCTGCATCACTTGCGTAGAAGACGGCGACTGCGGTTCCTCGTGCTTCTCCGGTTCTTTAACCGGTTTCGGCTGCTCTTTTGGTTCTTTTGGCTTAGGTGCCGGAACTGCGGGAACTACAGGGGTTTTCTGCGGACCCGTCGAGTTCTCCTTATACTTCTTCTCCAACATCACGTATTCAGCGGCCACCTTGAAAAACTTCGGAATGAATACGATGTTAAGGAAGAACGACAGCATGATGAGAGTGAGTACTGCCACCTTCATCTTGTTAGTCTTCAGAGCTTCTCGAACCGTCTTCTCACCCAGCACCATTTCCTTGATGAAAGGAAAGATGAATGCGATGAGCTTAAATCCTGACATAGGTCGGTCCTTTTCTTCATTTTATAGCTTCATGCTACCCCAATTGGTAGCTCACTGCAAGGCTTTTTTCATATATTCCATTTTCTCCCGCGTGGGGAAAGTGACTACCGGCGCGCTTAGGAGAAATCCATGTATGTGTTGAAAGGATTCGTCGTCAACGCGAACTACGTTGACAACACCGTGGGGCACGTGGCCACCATGGGTGAGTTGTCTCCTCAAGGGATGACTTATTCGAAAGAAAAAGGGTTCTACAAGAACGATACGATCAGCCCGGACATTACGCTGATCAGCTTCACGAGCGCCACCGACGCTGTCGCGCAGCCGGTCGATGCAAATGTGCGCGATCGAGTCCTGGCGATCAACAAGTGGATTTGGGATCAGACCAACAAGGGCGTGCAGATCTATGCCGACCAGTTGCTCAACCAGATTCTCACGCAGTTCCAGAGCACCGCCTCGAACTTCCAGTGCGGCAACATCATCGCCGATGGTAACTCGCACTGGATTCCGGAATGGGTCAGCTGGACCGACAACGCGCTCACGCAAGCCGGTACGCAAAACCTGGTCAAGATGTGGTTCGTCGATGCGTCGTTCCAGTCGCAGTTCGACGACTTCTCGATTACGGTGGTGCCGCCCTTGGATAACCTCGACGACTTCTTCCAAACGGGAGCGAAGGTCGAACAGTTGATCAAGGCACGGGATTACCCGACAGCGATCTCCAAACTCAACGATGCGCGCAATGGGTTCCCGGAATCGGTGCTGGTGGCGGAAACGTTCAACTACATCGACCCGAATAACCCGGCGCACACCGTGCCGACGAACTGGAGCTTGCTCATCTACGGGGCCAATGGCAACAACGTCGATTCGATTGCCGACGCGCTCGTCGCCTACATCCTCGCTAACAGCACGCACTCGCGCGCTGAATGGGTGCAGATTCTGCCGGATCTGTTTCGGCGCACGGAAGTGATCCTGATTCCGCTGCGCGATCAGTACGCGATTCCGGACCGGGCGTTGAAAACGGGGATTTACGCCACCATCTCGAACCTCACGCGAGTGAATGCGCTGTTCAAGCAGTTGGTGCCGAGTTATCCGCCGGCTCATATTGATAGCCATCTGTCGCTGTTCGCCAATCCGTACAAGAACCTGCAAATCGCTTGCGTGGGCGGTACGGAAAACCGCAACAACTGGTACGAGCTGGGTCAGATCTTCCCGGACCTGCTGGCGGTCTCCTCGACCTCGACGGACTTCGGTCGCATGAGCCAGGACACGCAAGGCTTCTTGCTGCAACTGGCCGTGATGCTCGATGCGACCGAAACCATGGGGCCGTTCACCGACATCCCGCACGGCATGACGCGCGTTACCCGCGACGGTGTGCTCTATCTGGTGCTCAACTACCAGAACGTGCACTACCTCGTGGCAGCGAAGATGAACCTGCAACAGGTCATCCCGCCGGTGACGCCCTAAGGAGTAAGCTATGGCCAACTCTCCTCAAGGGTTGATCCCGATGCTCGGAGCCACAGGTGCGTACGCACTTAACGCTCCGTTCCAAAACGATCTCTTGCCGAACACGAACTACAGCTGTGTGGCCATTCGTGAACTTCGAGAGATCGTAGCGTCGGGCGGAGATCCCTTCACGGACTATTACGCCCCGAAGTCGATCGACAAGTCGCACTTTACGAATGACTCCCAAAACGGAGTCTGCATCATTTCGCTGCAAGCAGCGGATAACTCGATTGTCAACGTCCCGTCGAGTTACATCGCCTCCTACCCGGATGGCGGTGGTGTGCCGTATCGCGTAATGGCTTTGTCGATCAAACTGGGTAGCGTGCCGGACGATCTGGATTTGTCCGTCATTGCCACCAAGGTGCAAAACGACGTGAAGGACATCATCGGGGTGGATAAGCCGGTGAGTATCATTGCGCTCTCCAACGTGACGCTGATTTCGCAAGATGACGCTGCCCGCTTGGAAGCGGCTCGCAAAGCCAACATCGCAGCCAGCGACACGGACCATGCCCAGTTGCTGGCCGTGACAGCCGAACGCGATGCAGCGTTGCAGAAAATCCAGGAGTTGGAAGCATACATCATCACTCAAAATGGTGGTACGCCTCCGCAGCCGCCCGACACGACTGCGAATCCCAGTCCGTCCTCGCCATAACGGCACAGAGCCAGCAGGGTTTCCCCTGCTGGCCTTATGCCCTTTTAGTTGTACTTCAGGTTCGGTGCCGTGATCGAAGTCGAGGCTTCAATCGTCACTGCCGTCACGTTACCCTTGACATCCATATTGCCTAACAGCTCGGTATCACCCGCGATACGGATCTTACCTTGACCTGGTGTACCCACTCCACCTGAGCCTGGTGCGGTTACCATGTCGCCTGCCAGACCAAATGCGCCCAACTCGTTGAAGTTGCCGTTGTGGTTGGTGGTCGGACACTGGATGTCCATCTGCTCACCAATCGTGATCTTGCCGTTCTTGGCCTGCACTTCCCACATCTCAGGCGCCACGATCTTCACGTTCTTCTGGTTCAGCACGAAAAGCGAGCCGTCCACGTTTTGCATCTGAATGACACGGTTAATCGCATCGAAGTAAAAGAAGTTACCGATGTCGTCCTGCAACTGGAAGGTACCTTCGCCGGTATTGAACTGCAAGTCGAACGTACAGGGCTCACCATTGGCTTTGGCCGTATGGAACGTCACGAGTTTGCGGTGCGTGGAGATCTCGAAGAAGTACGAGGTCGCAGCCGTGGTGTCTTGCGATTCGTCCGTGGTACCACTCCACGCATAGATGACCGTCTCCAGTTTGCGGAGCTTCATGTCGTCTTTGAACGTGGTCCAGTAGTACTTGTCCTGATCGGCAAACCGGTAAAGCACCACCTGTTCACCACGGCGCACATCGGGTGGAGTCATGCGGTTACTTGACCCCATGGGTAGCCACTCGGCTTTGACAGTCGCCGTACTCGCCATGGCATCCTGATAACTCTGACCCTGGGAGTCCACCCCCTTGGCTTCGTAGGTTGCGACGTTATCGGTGAGCTGACCCGAGAGCATCGGCATGTCTTCTTGCGGAGTCGCCTCGATAAAGACACTGTCGAGCGGTTTGTTCGCGGCCACAGTCGCGATACTGTACGGTTTAAGTTGACTTACGCGCATAGGGATTCGGGGTCAAAAAACATGCAGCCGTTTGATTGTAAGAGAACCTGCACATTGCTGGAATAAGAACATGCGAATTACTTACATCAAGCTGGTCGGCTACGAGCGAATGGGATGGGGGCAGGTAGAACTTTTCGAGATGCACCTGCGCGAGAAGATTCAGCTGATCCTAGGCTCCAACGGGAGCGGCAAGAGTTCGCTGATGTCGGAGTTGACTCCGCTGCCAGCTAACCCGTCGGACTACAGCAAAGAAGGATCGAAGACCATAAGAATCAGCCACCGTAGTAGCGATTATCAGCTCGTCAGCAGCTTTTCGCCGAAGCAACACCACAGCTTCGAGAAAGACGGGGAAGAGCTAAATCCCGGCGGTACGGTCACGGTCCAGAAGGAATTGGTCGAAGAGCATTTCGGCATCACGATGGAAATTCGTGATCTCTTTCTGGGTGAAGAGAAATTCACGCAGATGGGTCCGGGCAGGCGCCGGGAATGGTTCACGCGACTGGCAGACACGAACTACGATTACGCGTTGTGGGTGTACTCCCAGTTCCGGGAGAAGGCCCGCGACATCAGTGGTGCACTGAAACTCGCCAAGAACCGGTTGGTGGCAGAAACGGCCAAGATCATCTCGATGGAAGAGCATAACAAGCTCAAAGCCGAGGTGGATGCCCTGCACGCTGAAATGCGGGAGTTGCTCAGCCTCTCGGCCCCCATCGAGCACAATCTGGATGACTTGAAAAGTCGTCAGGAAGCGGGCTTGGCGGAATTGAACGCGTTGAGTTTGCGTCTCTTGCGGATGCGCACTGAAGCTCCGGCGGCGCTGTACGGGGAAGATGACCTGATGCGCAACGAGTGGGGTGAGCTGGAAGCGCCGCGCTTCCGAAGTGTTGCTGACGTTGAAAGCTACATGAACTTCTTGAAGGAGCGCATTGCAGCGTCGGAAGCGATTCTGAACAACAGCGTCAAGGACCACAAGCGCCTGAAGGACAATCTGGAAGTGCTGAAGAAAACGGGAGCGGAAGGCATTCAGTCGCTCTCCAAACGGATGCACGAGTTGCAGAATAAGCGCAACGGCTTGCTTGCCAGCCGTAAGCTCAAACTGGAAGGTCTCGATGCTGCCACGGCACTGCAAGCCTTTGATGCGTGCCACGAGACTCTCTTTAGCGTCTTCTCGGAGATTCCTGAAAATGAAGATAAGCGTTTTAGCCAAGCAACACTCGCTGAGTTCACGGAACGCCAGAAGGTGGCAAGAGCTACTCAACAGGAGCTTACAACTCGGGCTGCTCAAATCAGTGCAAAGCAACAGCACCTTGAGCAACATCGTAAAACAGGTGAGACTGAATGCCCCCGTTGCAAACATCGATGGAATCCGGGATTCAGCGAAACGGTTGCACGCGAGCTGGCAGAGCATGCTGAAGAGTGTCGCACCGGCCTTCAAAAGTGCGAGCGAGAAATTGCTGAGTGCGATAAGAAACTCGCCGAGATCGCCCAGTATGGTGCCCTCTACCGTCAGTACTCCACCTGTGTGCGAAGCTGGCCAGTCCTGAAGTCGTTCTGGGACTACTTGACGGAAACCAACATGGTGATCGCAGCCCCGCGTCAAGCACTGGGCTTGCTCTCGATGTTTCGGCGTGACTTGGAGATCGAACAAGAAGCCTGGACGATTGACAAGGAGGTCGAGGAAGTCCGTAAGCTGATCGCTCAAGCTGAAAGTGTAGGTGACGCATCGCTGACTGAAATTCAGCAGCAGCTGGACGAAGTGACGGTCCATGTGGAAGGCATCACGTACCACTTGGCTCGTTTGCGTCAGCGCTACAGTGAGCACGCAGAGTATCGGCGTAATCTGATTGAAGCGTTCCAGTTGGCTGAGCGCATCGAGCGCATGGCGCAGGATCTGACGAACCTGACGGCGACGATGGTGGAAACCAGCTGGCGGGAAACCATCGCCCACTGTATCCGGCAAGTCGGCTCCCAGCTGTCCAAGAAAGAGGACATGCTGAATCAGATCTCGCTGCAAGTGAACATCGTGAAGGATCTGGAAGCACAGATCAAGATCCTCACGATCGAGGAGCAAGCCGCCAAGGCGCTGGTCGCAACCCTCTCCCCGACCGATGGGTTGATTGCGGAAGGACTGATGGGCTTCATCCGTAACTTCGTGCGCCAGATGAATGCCCTCATCAAGAAGATCTGGGCCTACACGCTACGTATTCAGGAGTGTGGGGTGTCGAGTGAGAAAGGTGTCGAACTCGACTACAAGTTCCCGATTATGGTTCGTGAGCGCGATAACGTCAAAAGCGATGTCGCCAAAGGTTCGACTGGGATGAAGGAAGTGATCGATCTGGCCTTTGTGGTGGTGGGAGCCAAGCACCTCGGTCTGGCCGAAGCGCCGCTGTATCTGGATGAGTTTGGCCACGGCTTCGATGATGCACATCGTTTTGCTGCTGTGAACTGCATCAAGTCGCTGATGGATACCTCGCCTGCGACACAACTTTTCATGGTGTCGCATTATGAATCGAGCTACAGTGCGTTCACGAACGCTGAGATTTGCGTGCTCGATAAAAGCAACATCATCGTGCCCGTGGAAATGAAGTACAACCAACACGTAACCATCGACTGAGGTGACCATGCTGTTAGTCTTTGTGGCAGAGCCGTACTACCCGTATGGTGGGGCGGCTGACTTTGCAGGAACGCTCAACGATCTCACGCCCGAAAGCGTGACGGCGTTCCTGATGCAGTTCATGGCGGATCTGGCACAGAGCTACAAGTATGTGTCGGATCCTCGACTGGCTTGCCAACACGCTTACGATAGTTTTACCGGCATGATCACGGTGGTCGATACCAATACGCTCAAGCGTTATGGTGCCCAGATCAAGCTGGAGTATGGCGGGCGGTCATTGACCGTCATCGGGCAAGTCGAGTCCTACGGTTTCGGCTACGATAGCAAGATGCGCAAGTTGCCGCTGCTGTCGATTCTCGAAAGCAATTACCAACCCTCTTCTGAAGAAGAAATCGACGACGAAACCCTCGACGTCTAACCTCAAGGAGCAGTAATGAAGCAAAGCGAAGTCCTCGACCACCTGAACAAACTGAACTCGCTGGTGGCCGAGTTCCAAAAGCATCTGGTCGTCACGATCAGCCGCATCTCGCGTGAAGGCATCGAGATCGACGGCGTGCATCCGGACGTGCAAGCAGCCGCACAGGCTGCGCTCGCCACGCCGGCTCCGGCCGAGTTGGGTCGCCTGCCCGTCTCGACGGTCGACGCCGCACTCGGTGCGGTCAAGCCGCTCACGCCGGAACAGCTGGCGACGATGCCGCCGGCCATTCAAGAAGCGCACCGCCGCCTGCAAGAAGCAATGCAGGGTCTGGGCGAAGCCGTCGCAGCGAACCGCCTGGGTACCCCGGGTGTCGAGGGCTTGCGTGCAGCACGTGCTGCACAATTGTCGGGTGAAGCAGCGGCGGAATTCCCGACGCTCTCCAAGGCTGCTGCTCCGGCCACTCCGGCCAACAACGAACCGCCCCCGCTGGGTGGCGCGAATGGCCCGACGCTCTCGAAGATGAGCCCGGCGCAAGCGCGCATCGAGCAAGTCGATCAGGCCCAGCAAGCAGCGACGGTCGCCAAGGCCGAACACGCCAAGTACATGACGGGTCTGTTCCACGAGCGCGGCTCGCTCGCCCAGTGGTTCTCGGCCAAAGCCATGCACGGTGGCCTCGGTTTCCTCGAACCGGTGAACGGCAAGAACCTGTACGACAACGACATCTCGACGCTGCCGTACGCGCGCCTGAAGGACTGGCCGGAAGGCTTCTACCAGAACGAGCGTCTGGGTAGCTTCCAGTACCTCGGCCATACGCCGGAGCTGCTGTTCACGATCGACTTCGGCGTGCTTGGCTTCGACGGCGATCGCAAGCACGAAGCAGTGAAGGTGGTCTTCCACACCGATGCCCACAAGCGTGTGTTGCCGGTGTCCGTGCTGGAAACGGAACTGCTCGCGCACGTGCTGAGTGTGCTCGCACACCACATGAGCGACATCCGCTACCCGAAGCAGTAAGGGCATAGCCCCCTCTCCACCCAGAGCGTCGGGTGGAGAGGGGGCGTTATGCCGTCAAGTGCCGGCGGCAACGTCACTACCAAGCATCAAGAACTGCGCGGGACTGAGCACGTACGGGCGATCCGTCACGTTGGCTGCATCCACGCTATTTTCCTGCATCGGGTCAGTCGTGTAAAAACGACGGTTGTACAGATACGGATCGTGAATGCGCAACGACCACTGACCCACTTCCTTTTCCGGCCAGTACTCAGCCACCCGACCCACCCCCATCACCAGCGGGTACTTCGGATCGACGCCTGAAATGTACACGCCCGGATAGTGCAGCGAGCGCACATCGTGCATTTCCCTGAACACTTCCGTGTTGTCCAAGAGCACAATGAACGACTGCGACAACGTCGCGTATGCCGTGAGCGCACTGTCGCTATAGAGCTGATTCACTGCGATCTGTGTCGGGTTGCTGTCCGACTTCTCCAGACCCAGGGAGGAAAGGTCCAGATAGTTGACCGACTCGTAGTAGCGCTTAAGCAGCGGCAGGTTGTTGATGTCGATCTTCACGGCATGATCGCTCACCCGCACGAAGGTCTGGCTATCGAGCACGTGCAAATAACCACCCAACACCAGCATCACCGTCTTGTTGCTGATGTCTTGCCCGACGTTGATGTACATCCCGTCTTTCAGGCCCAATGCCGGATTGGGCTTGTAGATCATCGAGGGGGTGATGTCGACGTAGCTCAGTGAACCCAGTTCAGCGAAGCTATACATGCCGATCTGGTTCTGGCGGCTAATAGTGCGACTCATCATGCCGTCACGCACATAGCCACCGTTGCTGTCTGCGTCGATGAAGTGGAAGAACCCATTGACCGAAACCATGCAGCTCTTTTTCCAGAGCGCCCAGTTGTTCTGCGCCTTGGTCAAGTACAACCACGTTTTGTCTGCGGGCGGGAGTTGAGAATCCGGCGCAGCATTGGGAGAGATCGGCGTGACGTGGTAGCCGGCGCGAAAGCCGTCGCTGTACTTCAGGTACTTGGTGCTGATCACCGGCAATGTCGACGACGTGGGGAGCGTCTTGTTGCCATTGGCCGTGAGGAACTGATTGAAGGTGATCGACGGGTCCGCAATCGTCCATTCAATGTTGGCCAAATCGAGCGACGTATTGGCCGGATCAAACGGGTTGGACAGCGTTGCGATCACGCGCGAATACGTCGAGAAAAGGGTCGCAAACGACTGGTCGCCAATGTCGACGTTCAGCCAGCGCCCCCCGCCAGAAATGGGCTTTGCGATAGCGGAGACCAGTGAATACATGAGTTTTGCCTATCGAAAGGGAAATCAATAAAATAGTATAGTCATTCGACTTGAATCACATCATTAGCTTTTAAACCGTGGGAGCGCGTATATGTCGACCCCGACCATTCAGACCTATCCGTTCGATCCAACGGGTAATCTGGCGTCGAACCTGATCACCGGTGAACAGCAGATCTTGACTGCTGGCTCCTCGCCGAATTTTCATATCGTGGTGCCCAAGCTGGCGCCGTATTTCAAAAACTCACTGGTCGTCAAGTTTCAGGCCGTCAATGGTCCGGTCCAAACGCTTGTGGAGGGCAAGGACTACTACTGCACGCACCTGTTTCATGACGCCTCGCTTGCTTGCGCGTCGCCGATCTTCGGCTCCGTCAGCTTTCTGGACTGGACGCTGCAAGGCGTGGTCTGGTTGCAATACCAAACGCTGGGTGGGATCTGGACGCTGGACGATGCGGCGATTGCGCAGATTCTGGCTGACCGCCTGCACAACCCGCGTATCACAACGTGGGAGCAGGTGACCAATCAGCCGGTGACCTTCCCGGTCATCGACCACGAATGGAACCTCACTGACCTCGTCGGCATGTCCGATGTCGTGACGGCAATCCAAGGCGTGGAAGAGATGCTGCGCCAGACGGGTCAAACTGGTTTGGCGGACCACATCGCCAACCACAACAACCCGCACCAGGTCACCGCTGCACAGGTGGGGCTCGGTAATGTGCCGAACTTCGCCAAGGCAACGACCGCTGACGCGCAAGCCGGTACGCGCGATGACCTGTTCATGACGCCAGCCATGACGGCCGCTGCGATCTCGGTGTTGCCGAGTTCGGGACTGGCCGCACACATCGCAGACCACACCAATCCGCACCAAGTGACCGCTGCACAAGTGGGATTGGGCAACGTCAAGAACTACGGTGTGGCTTCTTCCGCTGACGCTGCTGCGGGTACGCGCGACGACGTCTACATGACGCCGCTTAAGGTCGCCGCTCAGCTTGCGAACGGTTTCGGTCAAGACCTCGCGAACCACGAGAACGACTACACCAACCCGCACCGCGTGACGGCGCATCAAGCCGGCACTTACACGTCGCAAGAAATCGATGCGATGTTTGCCGGTAAGCTCGGCACGGGTGGCGTAGCGTACGATAGCCAGCGCTTTGGTGGTCAGCTGCCGGCTGACTTCACGGCCTCAGTGCTCGCCGGTAAGGCGGCTACGGCTGGTACTGCTGACAACTCGAACGCCTTGGGTGGTCAGTCGCTCACACAGCTTTTGGCAACGATTGCTGCCAGTACGGTCAACAACGCCAACAACTTCGGTGGTCAGTCACCGACGGCGTATGCGGCTTCGGTGCTTAGCGGTACAGCTGCCAACTCGACGCTCTTTAGCGGTTTGACGCTTGCGCAGGTCGAGAACGACATCATCACTCAGGTCGGTCAAGTCGGGGCGCGCCAGAATACGTACGGTCCGTACACGGACGAAGCAGGGGCTAACTACTGGCAAGAACTCGGCCAATTGGTGATGCCAAGTGCAGGCGATGCAGCCACGAAGTGGATGGATACCTCCTGGATCGTGGCGGGTTGCTCGTCCAACGGACAGGTGCTCGATTCGGCCTACATGGTGCACTTCTCGACCCGGGGGGTTGCACCCAATCAAGTGACGATGGAAGTGCGTTGCTTGACGGCTAACGACACGGGTGTGCAGTTTGGCTGGACGGTCGAGAACATCGACTTTGGTAGCGGTCCGGTACCAACGCTGCGTGTCTGGATGAAGACGGGCCCGAACCTCGGTTTGACGACCGCGACTGCGCTCGTGCGCAACGGCGCGGTGTTCTTGGCGAACCCCAACCGCGTGGCTGCCGCGCCGGCCTCCATCGCTTATGCGACGACTGTGAGTTATGTGACGAGCGACCAGTTGACCGCTACGCTGGATGCGATCACCGCACAGTACACTGCGCTCGCGGCCTCGATCGCCGCCAACTAAGTGACCTAGGCTGGCACCTTCGGGTGTCAGCTTAATCCCCGAATTCGGAGTTTTAAAAGATGGCCTCTACGCCTATCCGTTATCCGTTGGATCCGACCGGGCAGAATCCGGATAACCTCGTCACCGGGGAAATCCAGACGATGCCGGCACGGACCCATCGTGCTGTGGCGCCGCAGTATGGTGCGTTCTTCTCCAAGTCGCTGGTCATCACCGACATGGCGACGAACCAGCCGCTCACACCCGATCAGTTCTACGCCGCCGAGATGTATATCCAGCCGACGCTGGAGTATGGCGAGGAGATCTGTTCGATCATCATGATCACCGACCCCACGGTGTCGAACACGATCAGTCTGCAATACCAAGCGCTGGGTGGCCCGTACAGCACGAGTCAGCAAGCGATCATTCAGCAGATCTACAACCTGAATCTGGACAACCGTCCGGCTTCTTGGCCTGACATCGTCGGTAAGCCGCCGGCCTTCCCGCCTTCGGCCCACTTGCACGATGCAGGGGACCTGTATGGTTTCGAGTATGTGGTGAACGCCATCGATCGACTGGCTGCCGCCGTCCTGATGGGCGACACGGCCTCGCATGATGCAATCTACCACTACATCGATCTGGCCATTGCAAACCTGCAAAACCAGAACAGCAACCTGCAAGCGCAGCTGAACGCGCACATCAGTGATCAGACCAACCCGCACAAAGTCACGGCAGCACAGGTCGGAGCGTACACGTACGCACAGTCCGATGCGAACCTGAACGCCGCGAAGACCGCACTGCAAGCGAGCATCAACGCGACGCAGTCGGAGCTGACCTCGCACGAGAACCGCTTCGACAACCCGCACAAGGTGACAGCCGCACAGGTGGGTGCCTATACGACGGCGCAGTCTGATGCGAATCTCGCCGCTGGTCTGGCCAGTGTGCGTATTCCGTACACGCCGGTACAGCAAGGTGGTGGTGCCAACCAGGGCAACAACAAGGTCTATCTCGGCTGGGATGGCTCGCGCCTGCGCCTGCAAGTCGATTCGACCGACATCGGCGGCATGGTGGCTTATAGCGAGCTTGCCGCAAACGTCAACAACCTGCAAAACCAGATCAACGGTAAGGCTCCCGCAGGTCCGGCTTATGTCTACCAGTGGAACGGTCAAGACGTGGCGCTTGGTAACATCACCGCGTACGGCACCATCTGGTGTAACAACGACATCTGGGCGTTCATGTCGGACGAGCGCTTGAAGGAAAACTTCGAGCCGATCACGAACGCACTGGCCAAGGTGCACCGCATCGAAGGGGTGACGTACAACCACAACGATCTGGCGCACGAGCTGACCGGTGTCGACACCGAGCGGCGCTACATGGGCTTTAAGGCTGGTCAGGTCGAGAACGAAGCCCCGGAAGTCGTCGGTCCCGCTCCGTTTGACTGGGACGCGAAGAACCAGCGCTCCATCACGGGTGAGAACTACAAGACGCTCCAGTACGAAAAGATGCTGCCGCTGCACAACGAGGCCATCAAGGAAGTCGATCTGAAGAACGATCGTCGCTTTGAAGCCTTGCTCAAGGCGCTGCGCAAATCCGGTCTCGGGATTACTCTCGATCTGGAAGCCGTTTAAGGAGATGAACCATGGTAATGCAGTCTTCCGGACCGATCAGTATTGGTCAGGCTCGAAATGAATGCCAGTTGGGGAACCCCGTACACTACGGCGACGGCACGCTTTCGAAGCTGGCTGGGGTCTCACCCGGCCAGCGGGGGGCGTGGAGTTACTGGTACGGCAAGAGTAACGGTGTAACGGTCACGGAGACCTGGACGCAGTACTACACCATCAACTACACGCACGCCAACAACGCCAATTTCGGTCGATCGGAGTTCATCTACTACGGTGGTGGTTATTGGCGGCAATCGGGTGGTGATACGACGGTGTCGAACCCGCCGGTCCC